AACAATAGTATTGCTATTGACGTTGGTGCTCATGTAGGCTTTTGGACACACAGACTAGCAGAAGAATTTGATAAAGTAATTGCAGTTGAGCCTGTTGAAGATTACATTAGATGTTTAGAAAAGAACACAAGTGATTTTGAACACAAAATCGAAATACACGGTGTTGGCTTAGGTTTTCAAGACAATGTAGTATTAGACATCGACAGAGTAAAAACAAACTCTACATTAACAACTACTGCTGATTATACTTGCGAAGAACAATCTACAGAATACACATTAGATACATTTGTAAAAACTATGTTGGACGAAGAAGTTGAAGGTCCAGCAAGTATTGACTTCATAAAAATAGTTGTTGAGGGATATGAACTAGACATTCTAGAAGGCGCCAAAGAAGTTATTGCAAAATATAAGCCTACATTGTTTGTTGAAGATAAGAACATGGAAGATGAGGACATCAAAGACTTTATGGATGCAATGGGTTATGTACTTGCCGATGATGATTTACAATCTTATGTATGGGTCTACGATGAGTAAAAACTTTTTAGTTCTCAAGAACTACAAAATAGCAGATAACACTAAGTGGTTTGATGACCGTACCAACGAAGCCAACCTTGCCGAGAACTACAGAAAAATGGAAGACATTTGTGTTAAGTCTGCATTTGGAAATGTTGAAGGCTTAAATGAAATAAGAGTTTTCAGAGGTGAAGCAGATAATATCAGAGATGTTTTCAAAACAAACTTTTACGAGATATATGAACTTTGGCAAGAAGGAAATAATGTTTTATACTCAGACTTAGATGTTATATTCACACAACCCACAGATTATTTTGTAAATGATAATATTTTCAGAATGTATAATTTAACTGATCCTGTAAAAACTACAGATGCACATTACGATTTAAGTTTTGAAACTTATTTTAATTGTGGTATTAGATACTATCCTAAAAACATGAGTCAAGATGTTTGGGACTTAGGTATCAAGATGGTTGAGAATTGGAATCCTGAACGATGGGACAGTGAACAAATTATATACAATGCAATGCTATGGAGCCAAGATATCAAACCAGATGATGTTTACAATCCAAGAGTAGCATATCAACTACTGCACGATCCTCAGAATATACAAGGACATAGGATTAACAAGCAGTTCAATCAAATAGATCTAAGAGAAGCCTGTGCTGTTCATGTGCATGGTAGTAGAGGAAGTTCGGATAGATTATCCCTTATGGAAGACTTTGCAGAAAATCGTGTTCCGCAAGTTGAGGAAACTTTATTTTTATAAAATTAGTGGCGCCACGTAACTTTATTTAAAGTCTGGACAGATATTGCAGTACTCTTCTGCTATCTAGCCTTTTCTAAGAGGGAGGCAATATTTTATTTTGTTAGACTGAATTAAGTCTGTCCATACTAATATTTACAACATTAATAGTTTTGGTAGGTAAAACATGGTAATTTTAGCCAAATTTAAGGTTGACAAACACTTAAAACAGTATATAATAGTATATTAAAACGGAACAGAACTTATGTTATTAGAAAGACCTATTAAGAAAGGAAGTATTATAACTGTTAAATTAAACAGTGGAGAGGAACTTGTTGCAAGGTTCGAAACTGAAGATGATGATTCATTGAATATATCTAAAGTTAGAACAGTTGCACATGGACAGCAAGGTTTAGGTATTATCCCTTGGATGATGACATCTCAAACTGCAACAATTTCAATAAATAAATCTACAGTGGTAGCATACACACCAACAGACGAGGAGATCGCTAAATCATATCAGGAGAATACCACTGATATAAAACTAGTATAGGATTGCTAGAATCAAATTAGGGAGACCGAAATGAGACGAATAATTATTATAACTGGGTTGGTGTTAATAGCAGGTAACCTGTTAGTCAACAAGACTTCCGAAGCACTTGCACCATCTATCGAAGTAGCAGAGGTAAAAGTAAAACAAGTATCCACACCTTTGCCACCTCCACCCAAACCAATAGACATTGATCAAATGCATTGTCTAGCCACAAACATATATCACGAAGCACGTGGAGAAAGCATAGAAGGAAAATTTGCTGTAGGCCACGTAACACTAAACAGAGTACATAGCGAAAGATATCCAGATAGTATCTGTGGAGTTGTATATCAAGCAGAACTCAGAGAGAACTGGAAAGGCAACATGGTGCCTAAACGTCATAAGTGTCAGTTCAGTTGGTACTGCGATGGTAAGAGTGATGACATAGTTTTGAAAACTTCTTCAGGAAACATTATCCAAAAGAATATGGAAGCCTGGGAAGACAGTCTTGATGTTGCCACAGCATTACTGAAACATGACATACAAGACATCACATCAGGTGCAACACATTATTACAATGATAAACTAGCAGATCCATTTTGGGCTGACGTTTATGTAATGGTAGCAAAAATAGATAACCACGTTTTTCACAGACAAATAACCATTTACTAAACCGTGTTTTTTTAGCAACATACGATAAATACTACTTTAATACACACAATTATGTAGGAGTAGTAGTTATGTATGAATATAGATGTAAAGTCTTGAAAGTCGTTGATGGAGACACAGCGGACGTAGATATAGATTTAGGATTTGGAATAGTCCTAACAGATGAAAGAGTTAGGCTTATGGGTATTGATACACCAGAAAGCAGAACATCGGACAAAGTAGAAGACTTGTTTGGCGAAGCCGCTAAAGCAAGACTTAAAGAATTAATTGATGGTAAAGAAGGTCCTATTCTTAAAACACAGATTAATAAAGACGGCGAAGATATGAAAGGTAAGTTTGGTCGTATCTTAGGTGATTTTGAAGTTGAAAAAAATGGTGTAAGAAGAATGGCAACTGACGTATTAATCGAAGAAGGACATGCAGTATCTTACATGGGTGGAAATAAAGAGGCAACTCAAGCCGCACATGAAGTCAATAGACAAAGATTACTTGCTGAAGGTCTCATAGCACAAGAAGACTATGACAAGCAAGTTGCATATATGGCTAAAAAGAATAGTTAAAGAGCATTAGAGTAGACTAGTACTTGTCCAATTAAGTTTGGGCAAGTCAGTCGCAACAAAATGGAAACATGGCAAAGAGTAGTAGCAAAAAGAAAAACGTAACAGTATATCTTATCCCAGAAGGCGAGACTAGAGATAGTCACACTTATCATTATACAGCAGTTAAAACTAAAACATTGACGCAGGAAAACAGGAAACTTAAAATGAAGAAGTATAACCCTGTTAAAAGAAAGCATGAAATGTTTGTAGAAGCAAAACTGCCCAAGCATCAGAAGTAATCCAATAAAAATAAGATTAAGGTTGACATACATCTAAATAGACTGTATAATATACAAATATTTTAGAGGCTATGACATGAACAAACGATTTTATTCAGGTAAAACTTATACACATGCTACAGGACATTCCTGTGCATTTAGACAATGGAAAGCAGATAGCCACTGCAATCTAATACATGGTTACGCATTACAGTTTGAATTTACATTTGGTGGAGACGAACTTGATGAACGTAATTGGATTGTCGACTTTGGTGGATTAAAGCCACTCAAAGAATGGTTGAAACACATGTTTGACCATACATATTTAGTAGCAACTAATGATCCTGAACTAGCAACATTTCAAATGTTAGATGAAAAAAATCTAATTGATTTGAGAATGGTTGGCGGTACAGGTTGTGAGTTGTTTGCTGAAATGGCCTTTGACGAAGCAGAGAAAATTGTTAGTGAACTAACAGATGGGAGATGCTGGGTTCAAAGAGTCACAGTTAGAGAGCATGAAGCCAATAGTGCAACATGTGAACTAGCAGACCACCAGAAGGTTCGCTTTGCGAAACCAGACGGCGAGTGAAGGAGAGTGTAACTTTTCCCGGGTGCCCGGGTGTTTACTGCACTATAAAACTTAGAACATAATTTGCAAGGCTACTGATCAACGCCTTAAAACCGATCAGAGTAGAAGAGGTGCCCGAATGGTATTTCGTAAATTGGGTAGGAACAACACGAATAAGAGTAGATCAAACCGTGCCTAGTAAAGTCCCAGAGTGTACTGCACCTCTAATTGCTCCCTTCGTCTAGTGGTTAGGACACCGGGTTTTCATCTCGGCAACAGGAGTTCGACTCTCCTAGGGAGTACCAGTTTGGGAAAGGTGGCTGAGTGGCTTAAAGCACTTCCCTGCTAAGGAAGAGTACGGGTAACTGTACCGAGAGTTCGAATCTCTCCCTTTCCGCCAGTTTAGGTCCCGACAGTGGCCTAGTTGACGAACGAATGCTGTCAATACAATGAAGATATATGAAGAGTGTTGAATATAAAGTTTCCTAACTGACGAGTTAGGCACTTTAGTTTATTGCCACTTAGATACTATTCTTTCTGCAAGTGGTTTCACAATTAAACTAGTTAAAAATGAAACATCATGTGATAATTTGTGATTGTGTTTAATTTTTTGTACGTCTGGTGTTTTAGAAACCATTGTGTCTATAACTGCTTCTATTCTTTCCTCACCAAAATCTAAGTGATCATACAGTTCAGAATATTCCATTTCGTATCCTGCATCTATAAGCCATTTGTTTAAGTTCTTAGGTCCAAGTGTTAATACAGGGATACCAGCCATAAATCCTTTGAATGTTTTTTCTGTGTTAAATTTTATATGTGGATAAGTTTCACATGCAATTTTCCAAACATACTTTCCTGCATATCTTTTGTTAAGAGGAATGCAATCTTTAAATAATTCTATTGTGCTGTTAGGTAGTACTTTTGGTAAAGCAGATTTGTACAACTTAACAAACTTTTCAACTGATTCTGATTGTATCAGTGAGTGCCCATATCTACCTAAACTAACATTAGGACTTTTAAAATAGTCACCTAGTTCTCCTTCTTCTTCCCAATTAACTGTTAGACTCCAATCCACATGTGGATCTAATATTTCTAGTTCATTTAGTCTAGCCAAAGTAGCAAGTCTGCCAGGACGTGGTTTATGATTTGGAAACAAGCATATTTTATCTTTAGGAATGTCAACAATACTTTCAGGAACAGTATTTTTTGTTCTTACTGCCTCCATATATGTTATATGCGGAAACACAGGAATGTTTAGTGTTTCATTTCCAAACTTATCCATTGCACCACTGGCATTTAGTATTCTGTTATCATTGAGATAACTTTTAGGTAATACTAATTCTACATGATAACCACCGTCTATATAATCATGTACTATAATATTGTATATGTTTATAAGTTGTTCACGTTGTGATGTAGGTATGCTCATGAAATCAAAAGGACTGATTTCAAACCAATAGTTTTCCATGGGTTCTTGTAGTTGCAACAATGCTTCTACAGAAACACCTTTTGCACCAAACCTTTCTCCAAAACCAATGCCTTTTTGTTTACATTGCTTTTTGATTTCATCACCAAACTCTGGATTATTGTAAAAAATACCTATAAGTCCAGGGTGATCCATAGCATCGCTAAAAGCATACTGTAATGCATTGTATGACGAGGATCTTTTAGTTGATATCTTTTCCAAGTATGTATGCATGTCTATATTTATAATTAACATATACTAGAATTATCGACAACTGGCTAAAAAAACGATAAATATGTGTATGCTATTCGGATTATTAACATTGTTTACCGCTTTGGCCATCGCCGGTGTAGCCGCATGGTTTAGCATAGTAGGTCTTATGACGTTCTTTCAAGGAGCGGCATTAAGTATTGCTGTGATGGCAGGAACCTTAGAAGTAGGTAAACTTGTAACAGTTAGTTGGCTTTATCGTTATTGGAGTGAAACTTCACTACTTGTAAAAACGTATTTGTCTACGGCCGTACTGTTTTTAATGCTTATTACAAGCATAGGTATATTTGGCTATCTCAGTAAAGCACACCAAGAAGTATCAGGCAGTAGTGCAGATGCATTTGCTGTAGTTGAAAGAATTGATGGACAAATACTCAGAGAAGAAAACAAAATAGACTTACTAGAAGAACGTATTGCTAGTTTACAAACAGGCGGTGGATTAGACGTAAGTGAAAGTATAAAGCAACAAGAAACAATCAGAGACGGTGCATGGGAAAGAGTGCAAGGCGATATAGATTATGCACAAGGACAAATTGATAGACTTAGAGATCAACTTGCAGTATTAGATAAAGCAGTAAACGATTTAAGAAACAAAGGTGTTGAAGTTATTACTATTGATGAGGGCGGAACATTTAGAAGAGGCGAAACAGAAACAATAGACTATGTTGCCCAAGCCGATGCATTATTTGAACAACAAAAAGAACAACGTGCAGATATTAAAACTGATATTGACAAGCAACAAGCAAACATAGACAAGTATAGAGAACAAGCACAGACTGATATAAACAATGCTAATGCAGAGATTAATAGACTTAGAGATAGCAGTAGCACAGATCAAGATGAGATACTTGTAAAGATAGATGACTACAATGCACAAATAGATGCAATATATGAAAACATTGTTGTAATCAAAGATGAAAGATTTACAGCTCAACAAATAGTTAGAGATATAGAGAAGGAAGTTGGACCAATTAAATATGTTGCAGAACTTGTATATGGTGAAAGTGGAGAAGAAGTATTAGGACAAGCAATACGTTTGTTTATAATATTACTTGTTGTAGTATTTGATCCATTAGCAGTTATGTTGCTTATTGCGGCCAACCAAACATTATTACGTTATGGAATCAACTTAGAAAAATCAGGACCAGAACCTCATTTTGTAGATGAGATAATAGAAGATAAAGTACCCGAAGTCAAAGAAGTTATCAAGGAAGTGGAAGTAGAAAAAGTTGTTGAAAAAGAAATAGATATGGATGCAATAAAAACTCCACGAGCGGTTAAGGCCTTAGAAAAGAAACTGAAGAAGAAATTAGACGATGACGGAACAAGAAGTTAAAGAGAAGTTTGATGAACTATACAGCAAATACCAAAACACAATGGAGTTGCTGGTAGAGTCATTGGATAATATAGAAAAATTAAAAAAACAACTTGACAAAAAACCAAAAGAAGTTATAGTAGAAGTAGAGAAACAAATAGAAGTAGAAGTTATAAAAGAAGTACCAGTAGAGAAAATAGTAGAAGTAGAAAAGATAGTAGAGAAACAAGTAGAAGTCCCGGTTGAAGTAATTAAAGAAGTAATTGTTGAAAAGGAGATTGAAGTTGAGGTCGAAAAGGTTGTCGAAGTTGAGAAACAGGTCGAGGTCCCAAAGGAGACAGTGGTCACTCGCGAGGTCGAAGTCCCAGGACCAGAACGAATCGTCGAAGTCCCAGGACCAGAACGAATCGTCGAAAAAATAAATCCTGCAGATAAGAAACTAAAACAGAAAAATTTAGTACTTAGTGCAGAAATAGAAAAACTAAAGAAACAAAAACCAGAAGTCAAGATTGTTGAAAAGGAAGTTATTGTCGAAGTTCCTGTAACAGAATTTGTAGATGCAAAACCAGAAGTTATAGAGAAAGAATCAACAAAGGATTTACACGAAGCCGCACGTTTAATGGCGCAGAGTGAATTCAACAAAGAAGACTTATCAGAAAAACAAATCTATAACATACTGTTAAAAGAATCCGAAGAAGAAGTTAAAAAGAAAATTGGTTTTTGGGCTATGCCTTTACCCACTGATCCAGAGCAACCGACAAATAAAAAGTACACAGGAAAGAAAAGGTAAATATTCACAGAGGTTACATATAATCAATGCCAGAAAATAAAAACCTGCAATGTAGTTTTTGCGGTAAAGACAGAGACAATGTAGACAAACTAATAGCAGGTCCAAACGTTTACATCTGCAACGAATGTATTATCATAAGCCATGATATAGTAATATCGTCGGCAGAATCAGACGAGTCAACTTTGTCGTTTGAAGATATTCCTAGTCCCGAAGATATTAAACTATTTTTAGATTCCCATATTATAGCACATAGCGAAACAAAAGAACTTTTGTCTGTTAGTGCGTATAATCATTACAAAAGAATACTTGGGCAAACAAACGTAGAGATAGACAAAACAAACGTATTGCTTGTAGGTCCTACAGGAACAGGTAAAACACTATTTGCAAAAACACTTGCAAAAAAACTAAGTGTACCTTTTGCTATAGCAGATGCAACTACACTAACTGAAGCAGGATACGTTGGAGAAGACGTAGAGAGCGTCTTAGAGCGTCTGTTGAGCATTGCTGACTGGGATTTGGATAAAGCACAAAAGGGTATAGTTTATATTGATGAGATAGATAAGAAGGCCCGTAAGAGCGAATCTAGTACGTCTACACGCGATGTTAGTGGCGAGGGAGTACAACAAGCACTCTTAAGATTAATAGAAGGCACAGTAGTTAAGATAAAAACAAGTCCTAAAACAGGACCTAAATTTTCTAATGAATACATAGAATTTGACACAAAGAATGTTATGTTTATATTAGGAGGTGCATTTGTTGGACTTGATAAAATAGTATCCAAGAACATATCTAAAAATGCACAAATAGGATTTGGCTCTAAGTTAATTAGTACTGAAGACAAAAACAACATACTAGGTCAGACAACTAGCAAGGATGTAGTAGAGTATGGACTTATACCAGAGTTAGTAGGTAGAGTACCAGTTATTGCAGTATTAGAAGAGTTAAGCGAACAAAACTTAAGATTAATATTAGATTCTGTTGATAACAGTATTGTTTCACAGTACAAAGAGTTACTTGCATTAGATGATATTAAACTTGTACTACATAGAGATTACTTAGATGAAATAGCAAGAATAGCCGCTGATTCAGAACTAGGAGCAAGAGGATTAAAGACACTAATTGAGAACACAATGCTAAGTGTGATGTATAGAGCACCATCACTCAGAAAACAAGGTGTCCATGAAATAGAGTTTCATAAATATCCTATAGAAGCAACAAATTTTCCACTACTTAAATATGAGAGTGGACAAACAGTAATAGATAACAAATACAGAATATACCGAGGAATATATGGCAAGACAAAATAACTGGAAACAGGGCGGAGGAACTTACAAGAAGAAGTTTAACAAAGGTCCTAAGAAAGAGGCACACTACTTAGATAAGTTTAAGGGTGCATCTGTAGAAGTTAGGAATGGTGATGTCAACGGTGCTATTCGTAAACTTAAAAAGATTTTGGAAAATGCAGACAGGCAAAAAGAATTAGCAAAAAGAGAATTCTATGAAAAGCCTAGTGCAAAAAGAAAACGCAGAAAAGATGCCGCTATAAAGAGAACACAAAGAGAGGCTAATAAAAAGATCTTCTCTGGTGAGGCTCCTTTACAAGAAGTATCAGGTTTTGCTTTTATGAAATCCAAAAGAAAGAGAAGAAAATATTCAGATAAGAAGTCTGCTGTAGATAGACATCTTAGGTCAAGCGGTTTAAGGTAAGGCTATGAAAATAGCAGTTGTGAGTGGAGGTTTTGATCCACTGCACACCGGACACATCAATTTACTAGAAAGTGCATCAGCACATGGTGATAAACTAATTGTCCTTTGCAATAGTGATGAATGGTTAATTAAAAAGAAGGGTAGATACTTTTTACCCTTTGAAGAAAGATCAACAATAGTAGATCGTATGCACATGGTTGACAACGTCTATGGAGTTGATGATAGCGATGGAAGTGTAACCAACGGACTGATACAAGTAAGGAATGCATTCGGACAACATCACGAATACGTCTTCTGTAACGGAGGTGATAGAAAGGAAGACAACATACCAGAAATGTCGGTGGAAGGTTACAGTTTCCAATTTGGCGTAGGCGGGGACTTTAAAGCCAATAGTAGCAGTTGGATATTAAAGGAATGGCAGTACCCAACAACAAGAAGAGTTTGGGGAGAGTTCTCTGACCTATTTCAAGACTCAGCAGTAAAAGTTAAGGAACTTGTTATAGAACCAGGCAAAGGCATTAGTTATCAAAGACACTTTAAACGTAGTGAAATATGGTTTGTAAGTAAAGGCAGTTGCATAGTAAAACACGGCATAGATACCGATAACCCGGAGTCTTTTGCTGTAAAAACACTAAATACAGATGAAGTCATACGCATTGGAGTCGGTGATTGGCATCAAGTGTATAACAAAGAATCTGAACCATGTCATATAGTAGAAATACAATATGGTGAAGAAACAACAGAAGACGATATAGAACGTTTGGAATATTTTGACGGAGAGTAATGGAATTGCGTGAATTGAACACATCGAAAGTATGCGATATACTTAATAGAATAGTGGAAATGGAAATGGCTGGAGTAGTTAGATATGCTCACAGTTCATTAATGGTAAGTGGACCTTATAGAATACCTATTGTTACATTCTTGCAAGAACAAGCCAACGAAAGTTT